GTATATAAAAGAAGTTGGATTCACCTTGTCTTTAGGAAAGAACTATGTCCATGGAACAGTTGTAACTATAAATAGTCGCTGTTTTATTTATCATCGTTTTACTAAATACTTTAAGCATCAATTTGAAGAGATGCCCTATTTCAATTGTGGTCTTTTGATTGCACAATCGAAGGGTAAGTTAGCTAATCGTGATCGAGAACTCCCTTTATCGGAGCTTTATTATAAAGTCTTATTAGGCGCGAGAGATAAAGTCCGCGCTCACAATCGTTTTATTCACCACAATCGTCATCAAATAGAAGAGATGACGGGCCGTGGTAAGTATAATCTTTTTATCCCTATTATAAATGGTGGTTTAGGATTTCCTGTTTTCCCTGAAGTCTTGGAATATATCAAAGTGACCTCTTTTCAGAGGCGTTTTGCTACTTTCCTTCGATCTAAGGTTGATGAGAAACTGGCTGAAGGTACATACCCTAAAAGTATTTATTTGCATGCCTCTCTCTACAGGCCCCTAAATCACGATTCTTAATATATCGTGGTCAGTGGAAATTTCAACTCTTTCCTAGATGTGGTCCTATCCCTAGTGGATGGATTCCTTTCCTAGAAGAGCCGTCATTTAAACAAGATCCTTTTTCCCAAGTAGAGCATTTTTGGGATTCTGAAGAGTTGTTTGCAGCAGTTAATAAATCTTCCTATCGTCTTCCTTCGAAAACAATAGTTCGACAATTTACTAAACAAGCTTATCATTCAGAATTCTCAAATATGGACCGAATGTCGAATATAGATTTATTCTATCCTCTTAATTCGGTTCTCTACTATAGGAAGTAAGATTATACTATGGGTCTGCCTGCTTTGATTCCCAAATCTCTGATTTGAGAGCTAAACATAACGCCAACAGACTACAACGGCGAATAGGGAGTAATTATCCCCTTGCAGGTGGAGTATAGTCGTCCTTGGTCCTGGGAGGATCCCATTTTCAGGAACAAAACTCTCTTAAAAAACAATTAATATGATCACTCGTCGAAATCGACAACAAATGATGCCCTATGTAGGCGGTGCTGGTGTTGGTGCAATTGCTAATGCAATTCTCAGTAATCCAGCAACTCAAAACTTGGTACGCTCTGGTGTCCGAGCTGCAGGTAATGCAGTTCGGTCAGGTGTAAATACTCTCTCTAGAAAAGCGAAGAATAAAGCACTTCGCTCAATCGAGGAGTTTGCTGCCCCTGCCGCTATTGGCACTTCCATTGTGAAGTCAGATCCTATGATCTCTAATCACAATTCGAAAGGTATCAAATCGGTTACTGTATCCAACCGTGAAGCTATTGATATTTCTATCAATGGTTCCTCATCCTGGACTCCTCAATTTGAAATTGAGTTGAATCCCGGTGTTGCGAATACTTTTCCCTTTTTGTCCAATATTGCCGCCCAATATCAAGAATATAAGTTTGCAAAATTGAAATTAATCTACATTCCAATTGCTGCCACTTCTACTCAAGGTGATATCATCATGTGTCCCTTCTATGACTCGACACAACCTTTTCCAGGTAATGAAATCCAAGCCTCTGACACCGCAAATTCAATTGTGGGATCAGTTTGGATGCCTCATGTCTGTACTCTCTCTCCTTCTCTCATGCACCCATCTGGTGTTAAAAAGTATATTCGGACCTATAGAATGTCTGGAGATACTAAAAACTATGTTGTAGGCAGATTTCAATTTTCTACCGTTAATGAGTCCAATACTAATGCAATTGGTAAACTCTATGTTGAGTATACTGTTCATCTATTTGGACCTCGGCTTGCACCGACAGTTGGTTTGGGACCTTCACAAACCTCAGTTTGGTACCTTGGTTCAGGCTTTAGCCTGACTGGTGCTACCACTTCAACCCTCACAGGTTGGAACGCTCTTGCTACAACTGACAATCTTAACACGACTGTTAGTGCATCAACTGGAGTATTTACTCTACCTGATGGTAACTATAGAGTGACCTTTGTAGCTGGGTTTGCTGATACTACATCTGAGACCGTTGGGTTTATACCCGAAATCGTTGATATAGGAAATTCCCGTACATGGCAAGGTAATGCTGTGTTTCGTCCTGCTTCTACAACCTATGGTTTAGGTTCGATCGCTGTTGGACAGGTTTGGTCCTCTTTACCCACCTCGGGTAATGTAGGTACTGCAACCTTTAGCCTTGCGATTGCTTGTGGGTCCGCTTCCGGATCCCCTACAGCCACTGCTTGTTCGAGTGCGACACTTCTTAATGGAACCTATGTCGTCATTGAGCTTCTCTGATCCGATTAAATTCTGGATCTTAATTGTTTTATCTTTTCTTTAACCATGGTTAAAACATATTACATGGCCAGTAGTATGGATGCATCTTAAGTCAGATGCTCAGCTCTTCACACTTTCTTCTCTTCTGGATTACGG